ACCAGACTTATCAAATATGGAAAGAATACCATTTAGAACTTCTGCTAATCCTATGGATGAAGGAATCCCAGTATTCACAGGAGATAAAGAAGTAGAGTTTAGAGGAAATTATGATACTGATGGATATATTCTTGTTAGGCAAACTCAACCTTTACCTTTTACAATTTTATCGTTATACCCAAGATTACAAACAAATGATGGATAATATACTACATATAGCACCTTACACAAAAGAACATGGACAGTTTATATTATCCTGTCAGATGAATCATAAAGTTTTAGAAGCTGATTCAAAATATATAAAAATTATGGGTGATGCTCAAACTTTTGAACAAGATAAATTAGCTTTTACCGGTATTGTAAATAATAAACCAATTTTTGCTGCAGGTATGAAAATAGTTTGGGGACAAGTTGCAGAAGGTTGGGTGATTGCTACAAACGAAATGTGGAAATATCCAATAGGAGTTGCTAAAGCAATTAAAAAAGATTTTGCTAATGTTGCCAGACAACACAATATTAAAAGAGTTCAAACCGCAATCAGAAAAGATTTTAAACAAGGTTTAAGATTTGCGGAATGGTTAGGTTTGGAAAACGAAGGTTTAATGAAATGTTATGGGTTTGATGGTTCGGACCAATACAGATATGCGAGGATATTCTAATGGGATGGCAAGGATTATTAGTTGGAGCTACAGCAGTAGCTGGTATATCACAAGCAGATACCATTGGTAAATTTAATGAAGATGTTTCAAATAGAAATGCCTCAGTTTTAGAAGGTGAAGCAAAAATATTAGATGATAAATTAAAACTTACTTTGGCTAGATTTGAAAAAGATTTTAGGAAACTTGAAGGAACTACACAAGTGGCTCTTTCTAAATCTGGTGTTGAAACAGATAGTGGTTCAGCAGCAAATATTAAACTTTCAAATTTGTACGAAAAAGAATTAGAAACTGAAATGATGAAATATAATACTGAAATAGGAAAAGCTAGAAAATTTGAAGAAGCAAACTTTGCTAGAATAAGTGGACAAATGGCTAGAATGAACGCAAGGATGCAACAAATACAAATTGCAAGTTCTGCTGGTGCAAGTTTATTAACAATGAAAGGGTAATATGACAACAAGAGATTATAAATCAGAATATAAAAATTATCACTCTAAACCAAAGCAAAAAAAAGATAGAGCTGGAAGAAATGGAGCTAGAATAATAATGAAGAAAAAATATGGTTCTACTATATTAGGGAGAGATATAGATCATAAAGATAGAAATCCAAGAAATAACAGTTTAAGTAATTTAAGAGTACAATCTAAATCCTCTAACAGATCAAGAAATAGTTAAATTATGCCAAAGATACCTACTTTTACATCAAAAACAGAGATGACAACTTCATCTCCTCATGTTAAATCTAATATTCAAATAGATCCTGGTAGCAATATATATAATGTAACCAAACCTCTACAAAATTTTTTAGTTAATGAATATGTAAAAGAAAAAAAATTAGAAGCAGACAATAAATCAACATTAATTTTAAGTGATTTATATATTAATCAAGAAAATGGAACAAAAGGTTTATATACAATACAAAGTGAAACATCATCTAATGGAAATCCAACAGATGCAGCTAATTTTTTTGATGAGAATGTTAATAAATTATGGTCTTATGCTGAAGCAACTAAAATAAGTGATTTAGATAATTTTACTAAAAAAGCACTAGAAAAAAAATTTTATGCTACAGCAGGTATGTTTAAGGTAAAGGCGTTAGAAGGATCAAGAAAGGAACAATTTAAAATAACTAAAAAAATAACAGATGATTTTGTTATGAAGGATGCTTTAGCTTTAAAATTAAATGGTATTGATTATTTAGATATTTATAAAAACAATGTTCTTTCAAGAATTGAACAAGACACTACATTAAAAGATGCAGGTGTTAAAAAAAAACAAGCAGAATTATATTTAAAGTTTGGACAAAATACATTAGCAAATTCTCTTGCCTCGTCTCAACCTGAATTTTTAAAAGAAAATATTGATAAATTTGATGCTTTAAATGTAGACGAAAAATTAAAATTAATAGCTGCAGCAGATACACAAATATTAGAAAATAATAAACAATACTTTACTACTTCTTTAAACTTAAATGAAGATAGTACAGCTTCACAATTAGTAAATAATTATCAAGAAATTGTTAATGGAACATTTGGTGGAAATGTTGAACTTATAAAAGAATGGGAAAAATTACCCCCATCAGATAAAGCAGCTATAATAAAATTTGCTAGAACAAAAAGAAGAGAAAATACAGCAGAAATAAATAACAGACAAACAGCAATTTTAAAAGAACAACAACAAAAAGCTGTAAACGATTATCAAAAAATGTTTAATGATACTAATTTTTTAGAAACTATAGATTTATTAAAAATAAATCAAGTATTTGGAGAGCCTACTAATGCTTATGAATTAGATTCTAAAACTCAAATGGTAGAATTAGCAACAAAGATTGGACAAAAAGAATTTAATAATGTTAATGATTATTATAAAAATTTTCAAATTCAAAAAAAAATATTATCTGGAGAAATAACAGATCATATAACTAAATTTACATTACCTGGTGAAACAGAAGCTAAAAGTATTACTGATAGGGTTGGTGAAGGAATATCAAAATCTGAATTTGGATTTTACTTAAATTATTTATTAAATCCTAATTTACAAAATCCAGAATTTATAAAAAATAATAAAAAGTTATATAAAAAAATTGAATTATTACAACCTTCTATTGAGGGAGATAGTTCTTTAAAATATATTGATACAACAACTGATAATAGATTAAATAATTTTCAATCCCAAATGATATTAAGATTTAATGAGGGAATAAGAAATGAAATTAATATAGATGAACTATTAGATAAGACTAGCAAACACTATATAGGTAAAGGTTTAATAGAGCAATATAAAGCAAATAAAGATGCTATAACAGAAATACTTGCAAACAAATCTGCTGAAGTATCTGGAGATAATCAAAGCACTATTCCTCTTTATAGTGAAGAAAAATATGGTTCTGTTGATGGTTGGTTAAATTCAAGAGATTATTTAGAGTGGAAATTTCCTGGCAAAAAAAAATTAAGAGAAGATATTGAAAGTGTAGCAGAAGAAACTACACAAGAAGAATTTGATAAAGGATTATTGCATCTCCAGGATGGAGTTGAAACAAAAAGAGAAGCATTTCAATCTTCAAATCAAGGAATTACATATAAAGGTAAACTTTATAAATATAATGAAGATGGAAGTCCACCTAAAGAATTTTTAGAAGAACTAGAAAAAGATTCAAAAAACAAAAATATAAAAGCAAGTAAAATAAATTTTGTAACTGATATTATTTTAGGTAAAGATCGTGATGTAATTAATAATTGGAATGAACATTACCAAACAGATAATACTTTTGAAAATGCAGTAAAAGCAAAAAGATTATTAAAACTTATGGAAAAACCTGGTTATAAAATTCCAGATGATGCCATACAAGCAATTCTAATTGCTGCAACTAATTTTGCAAATGATGGTGGTTTTTCAAAAGAAACTTTAATAGATTACTTAACAAAAATTGGACAAATAGAAACACAATATAAAACAAAAAGACAAAGAGGAGATAACCCAGAAAGAGAAAACTTTTATGCAAGATCATACTGGCAAATAGAAGTAGATACTGCAAAAGATTTATTAAAAAATTCTAGTGCTATATTTGGTAATAATTTTGAAACTTCTTTTTCTGAAGAATATGCAAAAGATGGCAAGACAGCAAGAGAAAGTTTATTAAATTTAGATGATAAAGATTTAGTTGAATTATTAGAAAAAGATGACGCATTAGCTGCAAATTTTGCTGCTGCACTAATAGTAACTAGATTTAATTCAAAAACAGCATGACAGTAATATCTAGCCAAATAAATGATATGGTGTCAGCAAATGTTCCACCAGAAAAAATAAATGAATGGAGTCAAACAAAAGCTAAAGAATTGATTGAGGCTGGGGTTAAACCTGAAAAAATCACAGAAGCCTTTGGTGTTGTTCCTTTTGATAGAAAAAATGAAAAAAAATATTGGCAATCTATTTCTTCAGAAATAGAAAAAGATATTGATTTTTCAAAAATGGAAAGTGTTGATGATATACCTAAAGAAGTTAATGCTTTAGATAGAATACAAAAATTTTTATTAGGAGATGATGAAAGGTATCAATTTAAACCATATTTTGAAAAAGCTATAGGAAGCTCTGGTGTTAATAAAATTATTCAATATCATAGTGAAGGTGAATGGGGTTATGATTGGAATTTACCAGAACCGGAAGGCACAGGGTTTTTAGAAAAATTAACTGAAGGTGCAGTAGGTTTGGTTGCTGAACTTCCAACATTTGTACCAGGAGCTTTAGTGGGAGGATTTTTAACACGAACCAAAGGAGGAGCAGTTTTTGGTGGTGGTTTTTCTGCAGGTGCTATTCAAGGAATGTACACCGAAGCATTAAATAGAGGTCAAGTAAAAAATTTTGGAGAATGGTGGGATATATTTGTTGAAGAAGGTTTGTCTGAAGGAGCAAAAACAGGTGCTAAATTATATGCAGCTTATAAACTACCAGGAGTTTTAGGTAAAGTTCCTTTTATAAAACCAATCGTTAGCAATATTGCAGGAAAAACAATAACACAATCCTCAGCGTTTACTGCTGTTGGTGCTTTAATGGGTGATGATTTACCTAACGCAGAAGATTTTGCTGTTACTTCTTTATTATTTTTACCTTTTAATATTAGAGCATCCCAATCAAAATTAAATAATGTTTCTGCAAAGACAGGTAAAAAACCTGTAGATATTATAGATGATTTAATAAAAGATAGAACAATATGGGAAGATTTAAACTCTAAAAATATAGAAGTTCCAAGATCATATAAAGATATTGCTAAAGAAGAAACTATAAAAAAATCTATTCCTAAAGAAAAAAAAATAATAGAAGAAAAAATTATTGAATTAAAAAATAAAAATAAAAAAATATATGAAGAAGCTAGAGAACAAAATAAAAAAGATGAAAAGCAAGTACAAAAACAAGTTCAAAAAGAAAATCCTAATGATAATAATGCAGAAATAAATCGTAAAACAAGTGCTATTCTTTCTGAAAGAACTAATAAAAAATTAGAACCAAATATATTAAAAATTAGAAAACTTGAAAAAAAAATAGAGACAGTTGATAAAATAACAACTGAAATAGATAAACCTGTTAATGAAACTAGAGCAGAGATAGATAAAAGTATTCAATATGAGTCAAGAAAAAAAATATTTGATACAAAAAAATTTATAGATGATTTGTTTTATAATTTTATAGATCAAAATCATGTTTATAAAAGAGCTGTAAAACAATCAGAAAAACATGGAGTTGATTATGCAAAAGAAATAAGTCCTTATGAGAATTTTCAATTATTAAATGGTGTTAGGGGAACTATAGAAACTTTTATTGAAAAAGGAGCAATGGATTTTAAAACAGGAAATGTTATTGGTCCTTCTCTTAAACAGATATTTATAAAATACAAAATAAATACTGTAGATTTATATAGAGATTTTATTAGATATGCTATTTCAAAAAGAGCAATAGAAAAATCATCACAAGGATTTGAAACAGGCGTTAATATTAAAGCTGCTAAAAAATTTATTAAAGAGAATCCTCAATTTGAAAAACCATTTAGAGAAATTGTTAAAGTATCAGAACTTTCTCTTAAATATTTATATGATTCTGGTGTTATTTCTAAAGAAGTTTATGAGGCTGCTTTAAAAGCTAATAAAGATTTTGTTCCTTTTTATAGAGATTTTTTAGATGATGCAGGTAAAGGTAATTTTACTAAAAATGTAAGAAATCCATTAAAATATTTTAAAGGTAGTAAAAGAAAAATAGTAGATCCATTTGAAAGTATGTATAATAATATATCTACTTTTATTACTATTGCTAAAAGAAATGAAGCAAACATATCTTTTATAGAAATGATTGAAAAAGTAAGAAAAGTAGATCCAACAGCCTTTCCAGAAGTTCAACTTTCAGTTAAAAGAACTAAACAAACAAAGATTACATCTAAAGAATTAGAAAGCATAGTTGATAATCCTGCTAGTTTAAAACCAGAAGTTGTTGAGGGTTTTTCTGTGTTTAGAAAAGAATCTGGAATATTAAAAGATACAGAAATAGTTATTTATAGAAATGGTAAAAGAGAAGTTTGGGAAGTAGGTGAAGCCTTTGCAAGACCTACTAAAGTTTTTGATAAAAATACATTTGAAATGATTGCTAATGCAATATCTTTACCATCAAGAACATTAAGAGCTGGTGCAACTGGTGCTGCAGAATTTATGTATAACAACACATCAAGAGATGCTTTTAGTTCTGCCATATTGAGTGAAGGTTGGTCTCTTCCTTATTTTCAAACAATAATGGGTGCTGGAATGATGATAAAGCCAATTAGAAATAAAGTGGGATTAGATCCTATGTGGGAAAAATATGTAAAATCTGGTGCATTACAAAATTCGCTTGTAACCTTTGATAGAACTTATTTTAATAAATCAATGAAAGAATATTTTACTAAAACAAATCCACTTAATGTTATTAGAAATTTACCAGAATTTTTTAGAATATATATAGAATTTTCTGAAGGTTTAAATAGATCCGGTAATTTTGTATTAGCTTTAAAAAGAAATTTAAAAAAAGGATTACGAGAAGAAGTTGCTTTAAAAAAAGCAGCAAGAGAAACAAGAGACAATCCAATAGATTATAGAAGAATGGGTGCAAAAATATTTGCAATAAATCAAATTTCCGCTTTCTTTAATGCTAGAATACAAGGTTTAAATCAAATGATAAAAGCATTTAAAGATAGACCATTACAAACTTATGCTAAAACTTTTATGTTTGTACAACTTCCATCTATTCTATTATGGATGGCTAACCATGATGATCCTGATTATCAAAGTTTACCTCAATGGAGAAAAGATTTATTTTGGCACATTAAGATAGAAGGTACATATTATCCAATACCAAAACCATTTGAAATAGGTTTAATATTTGGAACTGGTACAGAAAGATTTTTAGATTATTATTATGGTGAAGATCCAAAAGCTATAGAAAAATTTAAAGATGCTATAGCTGTGCAAACATTTAAAGGATTAATACCCATACCTGATATTATAAAGCCTTTTTTTGAGGCTTGGCAAAATAGAAGTTTCTTTTTTGACAGACCTATTATTCCAGGTGGTTTAGAAAATGTACCATCTGAATATCAATATACAGACTTTACCTCTGAAACAATGAAGCTAATAGCTGGTTTAATGAGAAAAATTAATGGAGACGATTTTTCAAAATGGTCATCTCCTTTAGTTTTGGAAAATGCTTGGAGAGGTTGGACAGGTGGTATTGGTGGTTATATATTACTATTATCAGACTCCTTATTAGATGCGGCAGGTATTATAGATAGATCAAAAAATAGAAAAAAAAGACTGGGAGAATATCCTATTATAAAAGCTATTATAATTAAAAATCCAGACAGAAACGCAGAACCTATAACAGACTTTAGAGATTTATATGAGCCTGTAATGAAAAGAATTAATGCAGCAAGAATACTTGCTAATAGGGGTGAAACAGAAAAAGCATTAGAAGAACAAGCAAAACTACCGGAAAATTGGGTTGTGTTAGAACAGGCATATAGAGCTTTGCAAGTTCAAGAAGATATTATAAGAAATATAAATGAGGGAGATTTATCACCAGAAGAAAAGTTGCGTCAAATAGATATTATGTTAAAAGGAATGATTAATGGTGCAAAACACGCTATAAATTTATATTATAAAAAAGAAGTTTATATTATAAAAAAAGAGATAGACTAGACAATGAATAAATAATATAGAGAACTACATGACAATATCAAGTACAACAGTAAAAAATTCATATTCAGGTAATGATAGTACAACTAACTTTGCTTATGCTTTTAAAATTTTTGCGGACTCAGACCTAATAGTTATTATTCGTTCCTCAGCAGGAACAGAGACAACTAAATC